GTAGTCAGGGACGATCTGCTCCCTGGCGGAACCAAGCAGCGGTTCTTGCCCCTTCTGATGGACAGCAAGCGTGAGGTCGTGTACGCGGGGCCTGCCTGGGGCGGTGCGGCGGTCGCGATAGCGTTGACGGCCAAGGAACTCGGGATTAAGACCACGCTGTTCTACGCGGCGCGGGGCGAACTATCCCCACGTCAGAGAATTGCCGCACAGGCGGGCGCAAGCCTCCGGCACGTCCGCCCGGGATACTTGAGCGTGGTCCGTGCGCGGGCTCGGGAATACTGCGCCGAGACGGGCGCGACCCTTCTCGATTGGGGCCTGCCGTCCGTGGAGAACGCGGTAGCAGAACTCGTCAAGAGCGCGGATTGGCCCAACGTCTCCGAGGTTTGGGTCGCGGCAGGAAGCGGAACGCTTCTGCGCGGGCTTGCGCGTGGCTTCTCGCCGATCCCCGTGGTTGGTGTGCAGGTCGGGCACGATCTGACGGCACAGGAGGCCTCGGGCTGTCGCGTCGAGAAGTATCCCCTGAAGTTCGAGCAGAGGGTGAAGGGCGCGGTGCCGTTCAACTCGTGCCGTCACTACGACGCGAAGGCGTGGCACATGGCGAGCCGGAAGGCGACGGGTACGCCCTTATTCTGGAACGTGATGGGGGATCACGTCTGACTACCGGATAACGGCGCGATAATCTAGCCGCTTCGGCTTCCCGAACTTCGAGCGGTGGTAGGCGTCGAAGGCAGTGCAGAAATCTTGAGCAACCACGGCCAACTCGTCATAAGTCAGTTCGCCCCAACGGTGGCGGGCGCGGGCAATCTCCATGCGCTCGCGCTTCGTGCGGCAGGTTGCGGCGAGCTCTTCGGTGGTCGGCATGTCTCCATCGTATCCCATCGGGGGGCACGTGGCGAGCAGTTCTTTCCCGACCTCGTTGAACGCGCCACCGGCCGGGCTGCGGAGAGGGAAAGTTGACGCACCTGTAAGGAATGTGTATACTCCCTTTGGGACAACCACGCCACCTGGAGACGGGTGGCCGTTTTTGTGTACGGGGTATGAATGCCGCACGCTGTCACGAATTCCACACCAAAAACGAAGAAAGAACGCTGGCTTACAGTATTTCGCGACAGTGGAAACGTCCGTCTTGCGTGCTTCTCAGTAGGGATAGACCGGACGCTCGCGTACAAGTGGCGAGAGAGGGATCCCAAGTTCGCGGAGGAATGGTCACAGGCCGAAGAGGACGCGTCTGACCTTCTCGAAGCCGAGGCGCTCAAGAGGGCTAAGGCCTCCAGCGACACTCTTCTGATCTTCCTCCTGAAGGCCCGCCGTCCCGAGAAGTACCGCGAGACGGTGAACCTGAACCTGATGCACAAGTTCGCCAAAGAGTTAGAGGAGAAACCCGACGCAGACCTCTTGCAGGAACTCGGATACGACGGACCCGATAGCTCGCATCCGGCGACGTTTGGCGCTTCTGGAGGCGCGGCGCAGGGGCCTGATCCTACCGACCCACTCATCGAACGCGCCCTCTCCGAGTGAGCCGTGGCAGCGTTACCAGTCCGTCGCGGAAGGCATCGGATGTCCGACGGATCAGGTTGAGAACTTCCGCCGTGCCGGCCTCGTCCTCTTCAAGAAGCAGCTCCACGCATCCGCGCTAGCGCGTCAGTGCGACCTGCCCGACGGGCCGACGGAACTCGGGTACGGCGGGATGCGCGGGCCTGGGAAGTCGTTCTGGCTCCTTGCCCAGATAGCCGCTGACGATTGCCAACGCTGCCCGGGCCTGAAGGCGCTCATCCTCCGCAAGGTCCTGAAATCGGCCAAGGAGAGTTTCGAGGATCTACGTCGTCAGGTCCTAAAGAACGTCCCCCACGAGTACCACGCGGGGACAGGCGTTCTGAACTTCCCGAATGGCTCGCGGATCATCCTCGGGCACTACAAAGATGAGCGGGACGTTGACACGTACCTCGGGCTTGAATACGACGTGATCGGGATTGAGGAAGCCACCACCCTCACCAAATCCAAATGTGACGTTATCGGGACGTGCAACCGGACCAGCCGCAGCGATTGGCGGCCACGGACGTACTCAACGACCAACCCAGGCGGCATCGGTCACGGGTGGTACAAGCAGAAATTCGTTGAACCGTACCGGTCAGGCAAGGAGACAGAGACGCGGTTTATCCCCGCGAGCGTCTACGACAACAAGGCGACCAATCCCGAGTATGTCAAGAAGCTCGAAGGGCTCACCGGCTGGCTCCGTCGGGCGTGGCTTGAAGGCGATTGGGACATCGCGGCGGGGCAGTTCTTCACGACCTTTAGGCGTGAGGTTCACGTAATCCAGCCGTTCGATATCCCCGCCAACTGGGATATGTGGTGTGCCCTGGATTACGGGTTCACGCACTATACGAGCGTCCATCTCCTGGCGCAGTCTGGTGAGGGGACGGTCTACGTAGTGGACGAGCACGGCGAACGGCGCTGGCTCCCACGTCGGCACGTTCCTGCGATCAAGGAGATGGTCGAACGCCACGGGCGTACGATCGGAAGCCTGAAGCAGTTCGTTGCGGGTCCTGACGTATTCGCTCGCACCCGTCCTGAACAGACGATTGCCGAGGAGTACGAATCCCTGGGGATCAAACTCCGACCCGCGAACGACGGGCGGATCAACGGGGCGGGTGAGTTCCTCTCCCGTCTCGGCGACCCAGACAGCGATATCCCGTCGTCACTCCTGATCTTTGAGCGTTGCGGCCGCCTCATCGAAACCATTCCCGACCTTCAGCACGACCCACACCGACCGGAGGACGTGTTGAAGGTTGACTGTGATGAAGACGGGTCGGGCGGCGACGACGCTTATGACAGCTGCCGTTATGGCCTAATGGCCGCACGTAAACGGGAAATCCGATTCCACCGCCTCTGAAATGAATGCCTACCCTCTCCCTCCGCCAACGCATGGGCGTGTCGTTGGCGAAGTTCGCCATGAAGTTCTCGGGCCTCGGCGGGGGAACGCGCAACCTGGGAGGATACGGGAACTATGCGGGGCGGCTCATTGGGGCCTTGCCTGGGTCCAATATCGACCTTGCCCGGGACGTAGGGGATCCGGCACTCAACTCCACCGCATCAATTTGCCTCAACTGGATTGGAGACCAGATAATCGAGGCGGGGCTCCAGGTCAACCAACTGACCAACGGGAAGTATGTTCCTATCCCGAAGCACCCACTGACCGATCTGATCGAAAACCCCAACGGTGCGTATGATGGGGATGCCCTGTGGGGCTCGACGGTTATCAGCTATTGCACCGATGGGAACGCCTACTGGTTGAAGGCCAAGGGCATGGCGGGCGCGGGACGACCAACCGAACTCTACTACGTCCCGCACTGGCAGATACAACCGCGCTGGCCGACGGACGGATCGAAGTTCCTCTCACATTTCGACTACACGGTTGACGGCCGGATCTACGCCATCCCCGTCGATCAGGTCGTCTGGTTCCACGACAAGATTGACCCCATCCGCAGGCGTGGGATCTCCCGTCTGTATCCCGTTCTGCGCGAGGTGGCGACGGATAACGAGATCAGCACGTTCATTCACGCGATCCTGAAGAACGTGGGCGTGGTCAGCGTTCTGATTGGGCCGAAGCACCCGGGCGAAACCATCGGAGAACTAGGCCGCAAGGAACTCCGGCAACAGTGGGATGAAGATTTCACCGGCGACAACCGAGGCCGCCCGCTGGTCTCCGAAGGCGGGATCGATGTTCAGAAGTTGGCGATCACGCCAGAGGACATGGCACTTGACAAATTGGCGTCCATGCCAGGGTCAAAAATTTGCGCCGCCCTGCGCGTTCCGCCGTTGGTCATTGACCTCGTGCTCGGACCCGGGCAGGCCACCTACGCGAACCAGGAGACCGCACAGCGCAAAGCGTACCACAACTGCATTTTGCCACTCGGGAAACGACTGGCGAAGACCGTTGGCCGCCAACTTCTGCCCGACTTCGACAGCGCCGATGGACGTGTCTGCCTGTGGGATTACTCCAGCGTGGAGTGCCTCCAGGAGGACGTGAACGAACTCCACAAGCGGGCTCGGGACGATTATCAGAAGGGCGTTGTCATGCGTGACGAGGCCCGGGCCTGGATTGGGCTCCCACCCGCAGGCGGTGAGGATGGCGGGTTCTACAAACCGCCTCCGAAGGGTGACGGGCTGGACGAGAAGCCGAAGAAGGGCGCTGAAGACGACGAGGAAGACGAAGACGATTGATGCCAACGCTGCGAGCACCCACGGGCAGGAAGCCCGGATGGCAGAAGGGCCGACCGAGAGGCCCAAGGAAGCAGGACCCCATGCCCGACACACAGGAACGTGAAATCTCCACCCGCGAGGCCGCGACGCAGGGGCTCATCAACGCACAAGGCCCCGTGCAGACGATCCGTCAGATGACGGATCAGATGATTGCCCAGAAGGAAGCGGACCTACGGCACAAGCCGATTGAACGTGAGGATGGGCACTCCTGGGTGGTGCGAGCGAACCCGAACGGCGTGGTCTGTACGCGCTGCGGGTCCGTGGTTGCACAGCCCAAAGGCGGGGTCGTTCCTCCGACTCCTGACTGGGGATGCAAGGGCCGCAAGGGGGATTAGGACATGCCAGCCTTCGATCCGGGCAGGTGCGCCCACAGGAACAGAGTGGAGGCGCTCCGGTACGGAGTCAACGCCGTTCCTCTGCGCCTGTTCAGGACGGATGAGCAGGCCGAAGCGTTCAAAGCCAGCGATGAGGCGTTCAAACAGGATCTCGCCGCATCCGGCACTCTCCCACGCACAGCGGACGCTTGCATGGCGGCAATCAACGCGGGCCTGCCCGAAGGCGCTCCTGAACTGACCAAGGACGATGTCTACATTCATCTCACCGAGGCGGCGAACTCCAACCTGATCGCGGATCGATGGATGTTCCTCCACGGCAGCACACTCAAGAACATTGCACGGGACGGCGCGGCCGGCGTGTCCTTGATGAACTCCCACCGGACGGCCACACTCTCAACGCCTTCAGAACTCCCGTTTGGGAAAACTTTCAGCGGTCGTTACGAACGACTCCCCGAGGGCGGCGAACGGTCACTGGTTGGCGTGTACATGAAGCGCGGGATCTATCCCAACGGGGCTAACGGGCCAAGCACGGACGACCTGCACGAACTGATCGCGGCAGGAACGCTCAAGGACGTGTCCGTGGGCCTGTGGCCGGGTGGAGAAGGCGAAGCCGTCTGTGATGTCTGCGGGAACGGCCTATGGGCGTTTGACGAGCAGGGCGATTGGCTCTGTCGTCACGTCCCTGGCACAACCCGCGAGATGAGCGCGGACCAGCAGACCTCCCAGAAGAAACGCGGCGTGCCCAAGGGTTGCGCCACCTACTCTCTTCACAGCTTTAGCATGGGCGAGATCAGCGGCGTGTACGACGGCGCGGTTCCTGGCGCGGGCTTCAAGAAGATGTTTGCCCTGTCGCGGACGGGGGCTCTCGCCGGGGCTGACCTTGCGGCGGCGCGGGATGCCTATGCGTTCATGGGAGGGCCGAAGGAACAGGACAAAGTCCCTCCACTGGAGGCAGTCTGCACGGGTTGGGAGTCCCGAACTCTTACGGATTCACCCGTTGCGACCGTCACGCTCCACACACTTTCCGCTCCCATCGAGGAGCCTACCCTCGAGGCGCGTGCTGCCTCGTATTCCGATCACTCCCAGTCGGTGCTTGCAGCCGTGCAGGAGTACGTCACCCGCTCGGAGGGCTATGCTGCTCTGCGGGCACAGGATGGCCGTCAGCCGTCGCAAGACCGGCGGGCCGACTGGCAGGCGTTGTACGAGCGTCTGGGCGTGTTGCTGACGAATACAGCGCCACCCCCTGACCCTCTCCCGGGCCTGCACCTCAAGCACCTATCACTACGGGCTGACCTTGCGCGTCTGTCCGTCGGGAGACATACATAATGCCAACCCTCGTTGAGCAATTCGAGGAGCGTGACCAGCAGTACAGGGCCTTGACCGGAAGCGGTGAGGCCCTTTCTGCTGAGCAGCTCGCCCAGGCCGAAACCCTGATCGCCGATATGGAAGGGATTCGGAGCCAGATCGAGTCACAGTCTGCCCTTCAGTCCCGGGCCGCAAGCCTCCAGGCGTGGCAGAACTCCGCCGTCCTTCCCGTCCCCCACGCTACGGCGAACGGCAACGGTGCCGTCACCATGACCCCCACGGGACGGGAACGGCAGGATGATTTTGTCATTCCCGCAACCGCGTATCGTTCGCGGGTTACGTCCTTTCAGGATGACAAGCGGTTCACGGCACAGGAGAAAGCGTACCGCTTCGGGCGGTTCGTGGCCGCAACCATCGGCGGCAACCGTGGCAGCCAGCAGTGGTGCCTGTCGCATAACATCCCCCTGGTGAGGATGCAGGGCGATCAGGCCGTGAACCTGGTTCACGTTGAGGAAATCAATTCGCAGGGTGGGTTGGCCGGAAGGCTGTAACCTGCGGATATAATTGGGAGGGATACAAAAGCCCACATTAAATCTCGCTGTATGCGGGAAACTCCTAAAGCCCATCGGTACTTCTAGGTAACGATCCGAGGGATGAACAATGGACAATCCGCAGGCAACCGCCTCTGAACTGGGATGGTTGGCAGGTATCATCGACGGGGAAGCGTGGTTGGGGATGTCGATATGGCAAACGCCATGTTCGGACCCAGAGACAAACTTCAAACGTCGGAAGGTAAAAGTTGAGTTGAAGATCACGAACTGC